GCCTGCTGGTCAGTGTTCGTTGCCAGCCCTTGGCCGAACTTTTGAAGCGCAACTCCCTGATTCCCTGAAAGTAGACTTCCGGTCGCAGCTCCTTGTTCGTTGAGTGCCTGAGTCCCGGTCTGAAGATTGAATTGATAGCCGGGAGTCTGCTGGGCTTGCGCCAGAGTTGGAGCGGTGAACGGATGGTTGAGCAGGTTTGCATAAGCATTGGTCGAGGTCTGACCAAGCTGCTGGTAGGGCTGTTCTGCTGCTTGCGTTCTGCTCCATATCTGGTTTTGAGCATTAACGCCGGATTGCTGATTCTGCAATTCGAGCTGTTGAGCTTGTTGCGCCGCAGTTCTTTGAGCACCGGCAGCATCCTGCGCTGCGTTGCCCTGCATCACCCCCCCGGCAATAGAGGAACCGATGCCTGCTACTGCCGCGATGGTCCCAGTGATAGACACCTAAAATACCTTCTGGAAAACTAAATCCGTATGCTCCCACCCCAACGCTTCGATGAGTTCACGATTGCTGAAATGAACTTTCGTACTGATCGTGGCTTTCTTCACGCCGTTGTCGCGGAGGGCTTGTTCTGCCGCCTTCAGCAACTTGACTCCGGCTCCGCCTCTGCGCTGATCTGGGGCAAGATAGAACATATCGGTCGTCGCGACCTTCCCGGCGTCCTTGTTGTGCGGATGGTGAGCGATGACGATTCCCAAAAAATAACCAATGAGCCTGCCATCACGTCGGGCCGTGACCACGAGTAGGAATTTTCTGTTCTCCAAGTCTTGATAGAAGTCATTGTCGAGGCCCATGGGCATGGCCGACTTATGCAACGCCAGTTCGTCATAGTGCTGCTTGAAAATCTCTTGCCCATCGCGCCAAATGTCTGCCCAAGTCTCAACCTGAAAAGCCAGCATGGGAGTGCAGGAGATCGACTAAAGTCTGAAGATCACGGAAGGTTCGTGCCTTGCCGATCTCTTTGTCCGGCAGGATGACTTTGAACTCATCCTCCAGCCGCTTGATAAACTGCAGGTAATCTAGTGATTCGATAGCGGCATCGTCGATTACGTCGTCTAGTTTGACGTGGCCTCCGAATTCATCCGCGAGAATGGCAGTGAAGATCACAATTTGTTCTTGGACGGCCATTCCGAACTGGGACGA